AAAAATTTTTATGGCAACTTCTGTACTTACCCGTCAGGAGTCAACCTGGGAAGAGTTTTGTTCCTGGGTGACTTCTACTAACAACCGTCTTTATGTTGGGTGGTTCGGTACGCTGATGATTCCTTGTCTGCTTGCCGCTACTACCTGTTTTATTATCGCCTTCATTGCTGCACCTCCTGTAGACATTGATGGTATCCGAGAGCCTGTTGCAGGTTCTCTTATGTATGGTAACAACATCATCTCTGGTGCTGTTGTCCCCTCTAGCAATGCTATTGGGCTTCACTTCTATCCCATCTGGGAAGCTAACACCATGGAGGAATGGCTCTATAATGGTGGTCCTTACCAGCTGGTTGTCTTCCACTTCCTGATCGGTATCTACGGATACCTTGGTCGTGAGTGGGAGCTGTCCTATCGCCTGGGTATGCGCCCATGGATCTTTGTTGCTTACTCTGCCCCGGTCGCTGCAGCGTCTGCTGTCTTCCTTGTCTACCCATTTGGTCAAGGGTCTTTCTCTGATGGGATGCCTCTTGGCATTTCCGGCACCTTCAACTTCATGTTGGTCTTCCAGGCTGAGCACAATATCCTTATGCATCCTTTCCATATGCTTGGTGTTGCCGGTGTATTTGGTGGGGCTCTGTTCTCAGCAATGCATGGTAGTCTTGTCACCAGCTCGCTTGTACGTGAGACGACTGAGAATGAGTCTCAAAACTATGGCTACAAGTTCGGTCAGGAGGAGGAGACTTATAACATTGTTGCAGCGCATGGTTACTTTGGAAGGCTTATCTTCCAATATGCGTCGTTTAATAATAGTCGCTCTTTGCATTTCTTCCTTGCCGCTTGGCCCGTCCTGGGGATTTGGTTCACTTCTCTTGGCGTTAGTACTATGGCGTTTAACTTGAATGGATTCAACTTTAATCAATCTATTGTTGATCGTCAGGGTCATACCATTAATACTTGGGCTGATATTCTTAACCGGGCTAACCTTGGTTTTGAAGTGATGCACGAGCGCAACGCTCACAACTTCCCGCTTGATCTGGCGTCTGCTGAGACCACTCCTGTGGCTCTGACTGCACCAGCAATCGGCTGATACATTTCGTACGTTCAACCTTCGGGTCGCATGTCGCCTAGTCATGGAACGGGGGCTAGGTTTATCTTGTACGAACTATGTCTATCAATCTTATTCGTTTCCTTGAAGCCCAACGTCGTCGTGCTGAGCGCTATCGTGTTGATGCGCTCCGCTATCGCGGTGTTGAATACAAGAAGTAATCTGGTGACTTGGGAGGGGTTCGATTCCCCTCCTTACTTATTGGTTAGAGCCGGTACGCCGATACCTCTAGCCGTCTAGACGGTGGGACAGACCACAATACAAATTGAATAACTCTGAACGTTCAGAGAGTTGATATACATTTACTCTCTTTTTTAACAATGGCTTATCCTGGTTCTTTTGATCACCAGTCCAGCACTAACCCCGCACAGCTTACTCGTGCCGGTCAACTTAATGCTGCTGGTGACGCACGCGCCCTTTATCTCAAACTCTTCAGTGGTGAGATGTTTAAGGGTTTCCAAAACAATACGATCGCTCGCGATCTTGTGATGAAGCGTACCCTCAAGGGTGGCAAGTCACTTCAATTTATTTACACCGGTCGCACGACTGCTGAGTACCATACTCCTGGGAACAGCATTCTTGGTAACGACCAAGGTGCACCTCCGGTGGCTGAGAAGACTATCACCTGTGATGATCTTCTTGTCTCCAGTGCATTCGTGTATGAACTTGATGAAGTTCTGTCGCATTATGACCTGCGATCCGAGATCTCCCGTAAGATCGGCTATGCTTTGGCAGAAAAGTATGACCGCCTGATCTTCCGTCAGATCGCTAAAGGTGCACGTCTGGCTTCTCCTGTTTCCAAGGCTGGCTTCATTGAGCCCGGTGGTACTCAGGTTCGTGTTGGTTCTTCTCTTAACCAATCTGACGCCTTTGATGCTGCTGCTCTGGTGAACGCATTCTATGATGCTGCCGCTGCAATGGACGAAAAAGGAGTGAGTCAAGACGGGCGAGTGGGTGTCCTCAACCCTCGTCAGTATTACTCACTGATCCAACAGGTTGGTGACAACGGTCTGATTAACCGCGACGCTCAAGGCACCGGACTGCAAAGCGGTAAGGGTGTTGTTGAGATCGCTGGTATCAAGATCTACAAGTCCATGAACATTCCGTTCCTGGGTCGCTATGGTACTGCTTATGGTGGTACTACCGGTGAAACTGATCCTGGCAACACTGGTGATTTCGTGAACCCTGCCATCGATGATGGTGGTGATGTGAGCGGTCAGAACAACAACTACGGTGAAGCTGCTGCTTTCAACAGCTCCTGTGGTTTGATCTTCCAGCGTGAAGCTGCTGGTGTTGTTGAAGCTATTTCTCCTCAGGTGCAAGTTACCAGTGGTGATGTTTCCGTGATCTATCAGGGTGACGTTATCCTGGGTCGTCTCGCAATGGGTGCTGACTTCCTCAACCCTGCTTGCTGCGTTGAGCTGTATGCTGGTGCCGCTGATGGCGATGACGCCTTCGGTGATGTCTATCCTGGCAACACTGCTACTTCCTGATAACACAGGCTATACGGGAGTCTCTTCGGAGGCTCCTTTTTTTTAATTCTTTATTGAGAATAAGACTCATTTACAATTATGCCTTTCCCTACTACTGGCTCCAGCTCCGAGCTACAAGCTGTTAATCAGATCCTGGCGTCAGTTGGTCAGGCTCCTGTAACCACGTTGACAACTGAAGAAACTCTTGTACTTAGTGAAACCTCAAGGTTTACTGGTTATATTAATGGTACTACTCTTTACACTTCTAAAAGTGATTTAACCCAAGGGTCTTACATTGGTGGTACTGGTGTAGAAGACAACACATCTCTTGCAACAGCACGTACTGTGTTCACTCCAAACGCTAGTGCTGCGGGTACTACACTTACCTCGACCTCTGCTTTTATTCCTCAAGGTGTGTCGATTAGTAGTTCAACTATTGCTACTGCTGTCACTGTAGATAGTGGACCTACTGATGTGGGAGGTGGTAACTTTGAATATACTATTAGTGCTGATACTACTGCAGCTGCTGCAGATCTTACTCTCAGCCCTATTTATTATAACCATACACTAAACATTAATCATGGTACTGATGTCGGTAACACTGTTACTCAAGCCAGTCTAACCCAATCTAATGTTACAAGTAGAGTTGAAACTCAAACCAACCCGGACGTTGCGATTGCACTCAACACCCTGAGGGAAGTCTCACGTGAAGTCCAGTCTGAAGGCTGGTCTTACAATAAAGAATACGATTACCCAATTACACCTGATTCTAACAACGAAGTACGCATTGCTAACAACGTACTTCAAATGGATCTGAATAGAACTCACACACAAAACATCGACAGAGCTTCTGTCAACCGTGGAGGTAAACTCTACGACAAACGCGCTCACTCTAATAAGTGGACTGACGAAACACTCTACGTTGATATTACTTGGTACTTTGATTGGGAAAATATCCCACAACCTATCCAAGCATTTATCGTAGCACGTGCTGCAGGTGTTGTGTCTAGCCGTATTATTGGTGACCCCAATCAGTACCAGATGCTGCAACAAAAAGAAGCTTATGCTCGTGCTATGGCAATGGAGTATGAGTGCAACCAAGAGGATGTTTCATTCTTCGGAGCACCTAAAGGGGGCGACTATTATCAACCTTATCAACCGTTCCATACCTTGACACGCTAATGCCAGCAGTAACCCAATTGATTCCTAACTTTCTTGGGGGTGTATCCCGCCAGAATGATGATAAAAAACTGGTTAACCAGCTGACTGAGTGTGTCAACGGTTACCCTGATGCAACATTTGGTCTCCTTAAAAGACCTGGGATGAAATTTATTGATAGACTTGAAGAAACCAATGGTGATGTACTTACTGAATCTGATTTGACAGATGCTGCATGGTTTTACATTGACCGTGCTGCAGCTGGGTCTTACGTTGGATGCATTGAAGGAACCTCTATCCGTGTTTGGAATGCAGAAACTGGTGAAGCATGTACTGTTACTAATAATGGTACTGGGTATCTAACTGGTACATCGCAGAATGATTACCACTTCCGTAGCATTCAAGATACCACAATTATTACCAACAAAACAGTAAACACTGCTATGCAAGCAGATAACGAGTTTGTTGCTAATTCTATTGGTACTTTAAAACTACTTCAAATTGACGCTTTCCCTTTTGTCGTCACTTTACAAGGTGATGATATTTCTGTTACTCCTCAAACAAGTGAAACGTTTGATGAGATGTTGCTTTTTGATTCAGGTAGCATCAACACTAATCATCATTTGATTGACAAACTTAAGAGTTACATCGAGGGTAGGTTCCTTGCTGGTGATGCAGATTTTCTTGGCAGGTGGTATCTACAAGGGTTTGCGAACAGCCTTGTAATTCGTTATACCGATGAATCTAATGGTGTTGTTACTAATCCCAACACAGTGCCTGGTGGTACCCCCAAACCATTTACACTTTCTGCACGTGGTGGTCAGTTGAACGATTATCTTGAATCTTTTCAAGATGACGTGACAGATATTTCTAAACTAACACTTGAATCTTTTGATGGTCATGTAGTTAAGATCCTTAACAGTGATAAACCAGAGGACGATTATTATGTAGAATTTAATGCTTACTCTGGTAATGGTGGTGCTGGATACTGGAAAGAAACCCGTGCTCGGGATACTTCACCGGGTGTCAATGCAGCTACCATGCCACACGCATTAATTAATAACACCTCTAATACATTTACCTTTGGACCTATTACCTACAAACCGCGCCTTACTGGTGACGATGTAACTAATTCTGATCCATCTTTTATCGGTAAACCTATTAGTTCTACGTTCTTCTACAGCAACCGCTTTGGTGTATTGTCTGGAGACGATGTAATCCTAGGTGTTGCTAACGATCCATATAACTTCTTTGCCAAGTCAGCGCTAACACAGGTTGACTCAGACCCCATTGATCTTAATGTGTCTAGTGTGCGCCCTGTTACGTTGTCTGACGTTCTACCGTCTCCACAAGGTCTTATCTTGTTCAGCGAACGCCAACAGTTTCAACTGTATGCAACCGATGCTAGCGTGCTTACACCTAGCTCTGCAGTGATCCGTGCTCTTTCTAACTATGAAATGGCTACTAACATCTCACCTGTAGACATTGGTACTGCCTCAGTATTTGTTA